TTGAGCGTCCCGGACATCGCCTGCGGCTACTTCTTGGGCGACACGTCCTGCGTACGGTCCTGGAAACACAATGGCGACCATCAGCCCGCAGACGTCGTCCTCGTCGATCGGCGCCTAGTTCCGCTCAACCGCCAGTATGTCGTCAGCCTCAAGGGCCAAGGCCCAATCGACCACCGTCGCAATCCGCGCGATCTCGACTTCGCCACAGTCGTTCAGTACAAGGGTCGCAGCGAAGTTCTCCTAGGCCCGAACTTTGAGAGCAGTAAGCGGGGCACATCTTCTCGCCGCATCAACCGCCCCGCCGTCAAGGTCGATGGCCGCTGGCTCCGTCGTTGCCCGCAGCTCGAAGTCGTCAACGAGGCGGTCGGTAAGAAGAGGAGCGTGGAGCTTTGAGCGCGGTAGCTGATGTCGCGGCCGCGATCCGCTCTTTCAACTTCCGCTACGGCGACGAGGACCAGCTACAGGCGGGCCTTGCCGAGGCACTGACGGGCGCGGGTTACGACGTGCAGCGCGAGGTGCGTCTGAGCGCTACCGATCGCATCGACCTTCTGATTGATCGGGTCGGCGTCGAGGTCAAGGTCGCCGGGTCGTCGGCGCGGGTTGCTCGGCAGCTTACCCGCTATGCGAAGCACGACCTCGCGGGCCTGGTCCTGGTCACCAACAAGCTGCGCCATTCGCCACCGGAGCTGTCGATGCCGGTAGAGGTCGTCTGTCTCGCGGGGGCGAGCCTCTGATGCGGATCGAGTACCCGGCGGCGACCCCGAGTGCAAATGGTGCCACGGCGAGCCGGGGAAGCGCAGCATGGGCATCGGCTGGGGCCTTCACGCGATCGTCATGAAGAACCGCCACGTTGCATGGGATCCACACCCGGAAGCTGAAGATCGCGATCCCGACGAACCGATCTACTTTCGGAGCGCGACGACCTTCAAGGTGACGGAGCCGCATCGTCTGCACCGCCCGCCCGTCCACGTCGATTACTACGAGGACGCCGCATGAACGACCTCCTCCTACGGCTTCACGCCAAGCTCCCCACCCACACCTACCTAGCAGTAAAGCTCAGAGCATCAGAACTTCAAGTCAAAGAGAGAGACGAGTACCTGGAGGGTGTCCTTAGGGAGCGGGAACGGTCTGAAGGGGCGGGCGAGTGATGTTGGCCCTGCGAACTGCACGCGCGAAGTGGGAGCGGGCGCAGGTCGAAATCCAAGTTCACCGGGATTGGCTGGCCGCCCAAGAGCACGCGGGCGAAGAAGAAGACCAGGAGGCTCTCGCAGACCACAGCCAAGCCGAGCAGGCGCGTCTGCTGTTCGATGGCGGCGCGAGCAAGCGGGCGATTGCGCGCCGGCTGTGCGTAAGTACATCCACCGTTGCTCGGTGGGTCGATCCGGCGCAGGCCGAGCGTGACCGCAGCAGGCGGCGTCGCGGTCCAAGTCTTTCCGAGCGCCGCCGGGAGATCGATGCGCGAAGAGAACGGGTGAAAGCGCTCAGGGCCGAAGGACTGCGCGAGCAAGACATCGCGGTTCGCCTCGGCATCAGCAGAACGACAGTCCAGACCGATCTTCGCCATCTGCGGCAGTCGTCTCGCCCACAGGAGCTGATCGCCGCATGACCCCACAACAGAACAGAGCCCGCCTCAACTACCTAAGAGCAGGGGAGACCTACAGGCGCTCACCGATCAGCGGTCTTTCGATCTCAAGGCTCCCCAGCTTGGGGAGCAAGAAAGGACAGGGAGAGATGCGACACGGATTCAGTGCGGGGGAGCGGGTGGCGTGAAGGCGGCGCCAATCACGATCAAGCGCTTCGACCCGTCGACAGGGGAGCTCGCCCCCGGCGTCGAGCTGGTTCGTGCCGACCATTTCGCCCCAAAGCTCCCGAGGCTCCCAAGGCTGGATGAGTCCCGCATCTCAATGGTCGAGCGCAAGGCGTCGATCGGCCCTACCGGCCGCTCAGTCATCGCGATGATCGACCACCGAGAAGCAGAGATCGAGTATTGGGAAGCGCACTCCACCTGCCTGAGCCGCGAGGAGAAACGCGCCCTACTCAACGGCAAGTCATCGCTGCTACGCCCGATCCCGCCCGGCTGGAAAGTAGGCGACGTGATCGAGGTGACCAACAACGTCACCGCCGAAGTCCTAGAGATCGATGGCGGCTACCGCGGCTACGGCATCGTCCTCAAGGTCGCAGACTTCCGCCCCTGGTACATGAAGCGCATCGTCGGAGGCAGCCGCAAGCCGAAGACCGACGAGCAGGGCTACGCAGCCCCGGTCGACAAGCGCGAGGAAGAGTCAGCCCGTATCGATGGCAGCTACACCCGCTCCCGTGCGCTCGCAGTCCCCGACGAGGAGGATGCGGACGTGATGGACGACAAGATCCACCAACGTCTGCACGCTGAGGCTTCGATGAAGCAGGCCATGGCCGGATCTCAAAACCGCCGCCGCACAACGCTCATGGAGCTTGAGCAGAAGCGGCTCGACGCCCTCAAGAACCACCGTCGCTCCACCGTGCGTCATCTCGATCGGCGCATCGCCAGCCTCAAATCGAAGACCGAAAAGAAGGCCGCTTGATTCCGTCCTAGCGGTGCCTATACTTCCGCACCAGGGATATCGCCACTCCTGCGCGGGGCCGAGCTAACAGCGGAACCGCCAGCGGGATCAGGCTGGATAGCCCGTTCTCTTAACGCTCTTGGTTGGAGCCGCACCCGTGCCAGGGGGAGGACCACGAATATGCGGCCAGGCGGATGCGAGGTAGCCCGCCACTTCACAACTTCAGGGCCGCCCAGACCTACAATCGAACGGCCTCACAACTTCGCGAGTTCTAGCCTCCCAGGACTACGCCGGTGGTGCCCAAGCCACCCTGCTCCTCGATCACCTGTAAAAGCGCCTGCCCAGTCATGCCCTCCGGCGGAGTGAAGTCGAGGCCGAAGTACCAAGGCATTTCGCTTGCCTCCTTGAGCGTGATCGCGTTGACTGCGCCCACATCGCCACCTTCGTGCAGCTCATCCAAGGCGCGAATCAACATTCCTTGCCTCACGTTTACGCCCATTTCTCCCAATGGGATGTCTTTTGAGGCTTCCCGCATAGCGCTAAACGAAGGTAACCCCCGGTCTGGACTGAGCGCCAGAGGGCCGTCTTAAAGCAGCGACACAGATGGGTGCCCTGCCGCCCGTCGCTGCCCACACACACGAATAGCCGCCGAGCCCGGGAATAACGACCGCGCTCGGCGGCACCCAACAAGGCCCATGCCGCGATCGCGGAAGGCCGCAAGGAGGACACGATGGAGAAGGACGCCGCGTTCAAGCTGTTCGAGGGCCTGGAGGAGATCAACGCCCGCGAATGGAAGACCCGAGTCGGCAAGCGCCGCCTGCCGGCCCTCGTCGTTCGTCTCGTAGCAGGCGTCGAAAAACGCGATGAGCGTGGAAAACCGCCGAGCTCTCCGGATCACCGGAGATGGAGCGTGCGCGTCTCGGCCTCCGCGCCGAACGTCGATTGGCGCCAGGTTCTCAAGATCGCTGACCGGCACAACGCCGAGGCTCGAATCGAGAACGCCGGCTTCGAGTTCGTGTAGCAACCGACTTCAAGCTACGGCCCGGCCACTGGTTGCCAGGCCCAGGGCAAGTAGAGCCTCGCCTCTTCAGCGGGGAGAAGCGCGCGCCCTCTACTTGCCCGCCCTTCTTCCCCGCTGAACCAACCTCAGCGGATAACGGACCACCGCGACTCCACTCCGGCCCGCTCAAAGGCGGTCACGGTCGAAAGGCCCTGTCGGAGTGGAGCGGGTGGCCGCTTCGATTGAAAGGACGGCACCAATGGCCGCAGTTGGAACCGCGCACGTCAACGTTGTCGCCAAGGTCTACAGCGGCAAGGAAGCAGACGCGATCGTGGCCCAAGCGAAGGGTTACAAGCGGATCGTCTGGGAGATCCTGAACGGCAAGGCCGACGAAGACCCGCGTGCGTTCCTCACCCACTGCAAGCACGTCTGCCAAGAGCAATCGGAGAAGGGCGCGTGAACGAGACCGTCAACACCTGGGGCCCCCATAGTGAGAGCGCACCAGGACCACTCGAACGAAGCCGCGAAAAGCGGACGATCTGATGCCCTCCTTCCTCGCCGGCTACATCGCAGGAGCCGCCTCGGTCATCGGGGCGATCGTCCTCGCTGGCGGCATCTGGTACCTGATCACCCGCTCCGGAGAAGGTCTCGGGGACTGAGCGATGGGAGTCGTTCAGCTCAAGCCCACGCACCGAGAGGAGACGCCGGTCCGGGTTTGCCCGGGCTGCGGGGCCTACCTGCGCTCCTTCCATCCAGTGGCCAAGTGCGACCCTTGCGAAAAGGGCGAGGTAGAGCTGCCCACCGAGCCAGAGATCTTCGATGCGCTGGCAGAAGGAGACAGCGTCATGCGCGAGGCGATCTTCGATGCGGTGATCGAGATGCAGGAGGGCAGCATGAGCGCCGAGGCCAAGAACCTGGAGGCGATCCAAAAGGCGATCCTTCGCCACAACGGCAACTGCGGGGAGCCAAGCCTGGAGATCCGCATGAACCCCTTCGAGGTGGAGCGCCTCGACTGGGACGAGTTCCGCGGAATCCCGATCAAGGCTGATGACGAAATCGGCACGGGTCGCTTCAGGCTGGTCTGCGAGGGAAACCACGACGACGCGCCGGCACCGGCAGGAACCGTTCGTCTGCCCCGCGACATGCGAGAGATCGTGCCAGTCGCATGAACCGCTGGTCGAAGGAAGACACCCTCCTCGCTGTAATCGCACGCCATGACCGCGCCGCCATTGGAGCAACGCCATGAGCGAGCCCGGGAAGTGCGGTGCGAAGAAACGCAGCGGAGGTACCTGTAGCCAGCCCGCTGGATACGGCACGGACCATGTGGGCACCGGGCGCTGCAAGTTCCACGGTGGCTCGACTCCGAACGGCAAGAAGGCAGCCCAGCGGGAAGGGGCCGAAATCGAGGCGCAGCGGATGGTCCGCCTAGCGGGCGTTGACCAAGACCCGCTCGAACACCTTCTGGAGTCCCTCCACCTCGCGGCCGCCCTTGTCCAAGTCTGGGGCGCGATGGTCGCCGCGATCGACGAGAAGGCCGAGGAGGAGTCTGAGGCAGACGGTTTCCTACGCGGTGAGCTCGGCTACGAGGAGATCGAAAGCGACAAGGGCTTCACGGACACAATCGTCCGGCCGAAGGATCGCCTCATGGCGGTTGACAGCCGCGGCGAGTCGCAGATCCACCCTTACGTGGCTGAGTACCAGCGAGCGCTGGAGCGTCGCGCCAAGTTCGCCAAGCTCTGCATCGACGCAGGGGTAGCCGAGCGGCAGATCCGCGTCTACGAGCAGCAGGCCGAGCTAGCGCAGCGCGCCTTCGAGATGACGCTCGACAGCCTCGAACTCACCGGCGACCAAAAGCAGAAGGCGAGGCGTGAGCATGCAAGCCATCTCCGCCTCGTCGCGTGACTTCGCTCGGCTCCTAGCCGACAAGATCGACCCGCCAAAGACCGGCGTCCTCGCCTACCGAGACGACCCTGCTGGCTTCATCCTCGATTGCATCCGCTGGGAGTACGGTAAGGGGCCGACCGACTACCAGCTTGGGAACGTCTCTGCGCTAGTCGATCACAAGCGCGTGGCGGTCAGAGGCCCGCATGGGCTGGGCAAGACCGCCGAGAACGCTTGGGTGATCCTCTGGTTCGCCCTGACCCGCGACGCGGAGGGCGCGGACTGGAAGATCCCGACCACCGCCTCGGCTTGGCGCCAGCTCACCAAGTTCCTCTGGCCCGAGGTCCACAAGTGGTCGCGCAAGCTCGACTGGGAGAAGATCGGGCGCCCGGAGTTCGGCCGCTACGAGCTTCTTACTCTCAACCTTAAGTTGAAGTCCGGGGAAGCCTTCGCGGTTGCCTCCGATGACCCGGCCCAGATCGAGGGTGCTCACGCCGACGAGATCCTCTACATCTACGACGAGGCGAAGACGATCCCCGAGGCGACCTTTGACGCCTCCGAGGGCGCCTTTTCCGGTGCCGGCGAGGACACGGACGCCAATGCCTATGCGCTGGCTTCATCCACACCTGGCGCACCCGTAGGGCGCTTCTACGACATCCACAAGCGCAAGCCGGGCCTTGAGGACTGGCATGCCATCCACGTCACGCTCGAGGACACGATCCGAGCGAAACGGGTCTCTCGCGAGTGGGCCAAACAGCGCAAGCGGCAGTGGGGCGCAAAGAGCGCCGTCTACCTCAATCGCGTCGAGGGGAAGTTCGCCGCCTCAGACGAGGACTCGGTCATCCCGCTCGCATGGGTGGAGGCCGCCACGGAACGCTGGCACAAGCTCCAGGAGGCCGGGGAACTGGCCCAGGGCTGGATCACCACGGTGGGCGCGGACATCGCCCGCTCTGGCTCGGACAAGACGGTTCTGGCGCTTCGCTATGGCTCGGTGATCTCCGAGCTTCGACGCCACTCCCAACAGGGCACGATGGAGACCACGGGGCAGGTGGCCGGGCTGCTCAAGCTCGATCCGAACGGATGGGTCAGGCCAGTAGTCGACGTGATCGGGATCGGGGCCGGAGTTGTTGATCGTCTTCGGGAGCAGGGCTTCAGCACCATCGCCTTCAATGCCTCCGAGAAATCCGAACGCAAGGACAAATCGGGGGAGCTGGGGTTCGTCAACTGCCGCTCGGCGGCTTGGTGGCACCTGCGCGAACTGCTCGACCCGGACTCAGGCGCGGAGATCGCGCTACCGGATGACGACCTGCTTATCGGTGACCTGACAGCCCCGACTTGGCGTGTCATGTCCGGCGGCAAGATCCAGGTCGAGTCCAAGGAAGACATCAAGAAACGGATCGGCCGCTCTACCGATGACGGGGACGCGGTGATTCAAGCCTTCTGGCCCGATGCGATGACCGTCCCGAGCAGCGCCCCGATCATGACGACGAGGCGCAGTCGGCACCGGATGTAGCAGCGCACCCACGACCTCACTGGAGGCCCATTGTCCCGCCACTCCAAGCGCACCCGCGCCAACGTTCGCACGCGCCATCAACGCCTAGAGGCAAAGCAGGCACGGCGTAGGGCGCGGAAGGCGAAGGGCGACGATGCCTGAGTGCTCGGTTGCTCGTGAGAATGGCTGCACCGGACTCTGCTGCGCAGTGTTCAACCTGCCGGTTTCCCAAGGCAAGCTGGAGGAGATTGCGGGGGACGAAGGGCGACAAATCGCCGAGATGGTGATTCCGCTCACGCCCTTGGAAGCGCAGGAGCGGTACGAGCGCTTTGGAGGCGATGACCCGGCCAAGTTCCCCGCCGCTGAGGATGCCCATTACTTCACCTGTCGTCATTGGGACGAGGGCACCCGTCTCTGTCTGAACTACGAGAACCGACCGCCCATGTGCAGCAACTATCCCTATGGGCGCGAGTGTGACCACGGCTGTAGCTGCAAGGGCACGCCGGTCATCACCAAGGACGAGGCCGATGCCTGACAGCGCCCCCCCGATGGTCACTAAGCGCTCTACGGTCAGGCGGGCCTCCACGTCTCCCTACCAGGAGATTGGCGTCACCGGACTCCGCCAGTTCGGCGGATTCGTGGTCGAGGAGTGGCTCTCGAAGCTCCAGGGCCAGCGCGCCATCTGGGCCTTCCGGGAGATGGCCGACAACGACGCGACGGTCGGCGCGATCCTCTTCGCGGTCGAGATGCTGGCCCGCGGGGTTGAGTGGACGGTTGAGGAGGGGTCGAACCCGAAAGACGCCGAGTTCATCGAGGAGTGCAAGGAAGACCTGAGCAACACTTGGGAGGACTTCATCTCCGAAGTCTTCACCATGCTGGTCTTCGGTTGGGAGCTATCGGAGATCGTCTACAAGAAGCGCGAAGGGCCTGAAGCGAAAGTCCCAAGCCGCTTCAGCGACGGCAAGATCGGCTGGCGCAAGCTCCCTATCCGCGCCCAAGAGACCTTGATGCGCTGGTCCTTCGATGAAGAGGGCGGCATCCAGGCGATGGAGCAGCTACCTCCCACGGGTGGCATCCGCTCGATCCCGATGGAGAAGGCGCTGCTCTTCCGCACCAAGACCGTCAAGGGCAACCCGGAGGGTCGCTCCCTCCTGCGTAACGCCTACGTGGCTTGGTACCGCAAGAAGAACATCGAAGAGGTCGAGGCGATCGGGGTCGAGCGCGACCTCGCCGGCATCCCGGTAGCACAGCCGCCCGAGAACTTCGACATGAACGCGGAGGCCAATAAAGCCACCGTCGAAGCGGCGAAAGAAATGGTCACGACCATCCGCCGCGACGAGGACGAGGGAATCCTCCTGCCGCCTGGCTGGGAGCTGAGCCTGCTCACCACGGGCGGCTCCCGACAGATCGACACCAACGAAGTCATCCGCCGCTACCAACAGGCAATCGCCACCTCCGTCCTCGCCGACATGCTGTTGATTGGCCAGGACAAGGTCGGCTCCTACGCGATGGTGGATGTCAAGGCCGATATCCTCGGGGCCGCAGTCGATACTTGGCTCGATGGGATCGCGGCGGTCATGAACCGCTACGCCATCCCTCGCTTGCTGAAGCTCAACGGGATGAGCCTCGACGAACCGCCGCAGTTGGCCCACGGCACGACCCGTCGCGTGGATCTCGATGCGGTGGCGCAGATGCTCGAACGATTGGCTTCCACGGGCGCTGTCGTCTTCCCCGATGACGAGCTGCTCGCCACACTCTTCAAAGAGGCTGGCCTTCCCGCGCCGGCCATCACGCAGACCGAGAAGTCAGAGAAGCCCGGTGAGCGAGCTGAGCTGCCCTCGCTGGGCAAAGCCCTCGTAGATGCCGCTGCGTCCCACGAGCGTGCCCTGCAGCGCGGCCTGCGCGCCACCCTGGATCAGTTCGGCAAGCAAGCCGCTGCGGCCTATGAACGAATCGTCCGCAAGGAGGCCTCACCCGAAGACCGCGCCACGGCCGATCAGGTCGTGCGCGAGGTGGGAGCGGGACCCTTCGCCCGCCAGCTCACCCGCACCTACATCAAGCACTACCGCGAAGTCTTCGACGCCACCGTTTCGGCTTTCAAGCACGAGCTGGAGGAACAGGGACGGCCTACCGAGTTCGGGCTGACCAGAGAGGCCCGAGCAGACATCCTGAAGGACGGAGGGCGCCGGGTCGGGCTGCTGGACATCGAAAAGCAGCTGCGAGACTCAATCTACAAGGCGCTCGCAGATGCTCGCGAAGCCGGGGAGGGGTGGAAGGAAGCCGCCGAGCGCATCCGCCGCTATGTGCCTTCGGGCAAGTTCCACAAGGCCGGGTCTTCCTACCGCTCCCAGCTCATCGCCCGCACCGAGACCTCCAACGCTCAGCGGATGGTCTCTCTGAACGCCTACCGCGCCCATCCGGAAGTCGAAAAGGTCGAACTGCTCGACGGCCTGCTTTCCGACTCCGACGCCGAGTGCGAAGCCCGCAATGGAGAAATCGTCAGCTTCGACGAAGCCGAAGGGCTGGCCTCGAATGAGCACCCCAACGGCACGTTGACCTTCATGCCTGTCTTCAAATCCTGACCTGAAAGGACCACATGGCCCGCACCGAAGTCCCCGTTACCCAGATCACCCTGGCTGGAGTCGAAGATCCGGCCGCGACCGCCGGCAACGCCTCTGAAGGCAACTTCGTGGCCGGCAACGATGGCCGCACGTTCCTCACGGTTGAAAACGCTGATGCCTCCAACACCCACAAAGTCACGGTCATCACCCCAGCTACCGCAGGCGGGATGCCGATCGAAGACGACATCATCACGGTCGGGAAATCGTCCAAGGTCAAGATCGGCCCGTACCCCCCGCAGGTCTTCAACCAGTCCAACGGTCAGCTCTACGTGAACGTGGATTCGGCGGAATTGAAAATCCGGGCCTTCCACCTGTAGGTGCGCTTCTGGCGACGCCGGCGCGAGCCTTCTATGTTCGAGACCGAGAAGGCCGAAGCCAACACGGGCGCGATGGTGGCACTCTACCCGTCGCCAGATGTAGCGCAGCAGCTCGCCCAAGAGGGCGGCGAGCCCGTCGAGGAACTGCATCTCACCTTGGCGTTCCTCGGAGGCGCTGCGGCGATTGGTGAGCCTGAGGCGCTCAAGGGGCTGGTGCAGGGCTTCGCAGCCGCTACGCCGCCCCTGGCGGGTGAGATTGCGGGTCTTGGTCACTTCACGTCGGGCGAGGAGGCGGTCACCTACGCCAGCCCGGACCTCCCCGGCCTACCGGGGATGCGCCAATGCCTCGTTGAAGCACTCGAAGAGGCCGGGTTCGGGCCATCGAAAGAGCACGGCTACATCCCTCACATCACGCTCGCCTACGACCATCGCGAGCCGGACGTACCGAACGTGCCGCTGCGATTCGAGTGCCTCAGCCTCGTCCTCGGAGACGAACGCACCGATTACCCCCTGACCGGCAAGGAGCCGACCGTGAAGCACGAGATCATCGCCCGCACCGTAGACGGCAAGCGGGAACTCACCGTGCCCCTGTGGAAGGACGACGCGAAGCAGATCGTCTACGGGGTCGTGATGCAGCCCGATGTGGCTGACTCAGCAGGGGACTGGCAGAGCGCCGAGGACATCGAAGCTGCTGCCCATCGCTACCTAGCCGAGTCCCGCAAGCACGATGTCCAGCATGAAGAGGAACAGGTCGCCGTGGTCCCGGTCGAGAGCTTCATTGCTCCGGCCGACATGGAAATCGCTGGCGCTCCGGTGCTGAAGGGATCATGGGTCATGGCCGTGAAGGTCGAAGACCCTGAAGTCTGGGCTGCTGTGCAGAAGGGCGACCTGACCGGGTTCTCGATCGGCGGTACGGGGGTGCGAGAGGAGTAACGAGAAAGAGCCGCCCGAAGACGGCTCTACTCGCTCGCAGGGCAAATTGGGGAATCGGCCCCGCTAAGTCTTTGTTTGAGCGACCCCGAAGGCGCGATTGAAGGTCTCTTCGCTCACTTCCTCCTCGTCGATGTAGAAGCGCTTCAAGCCAGGCATGAATTCGCGATGGGTGCCGCCGACGATGCGCATGCCTGGTTCGATCTCCTCGCCGCAGATGGCGCACTCCCGATGCCCCTGCTCGTGCTCTTCCTGGTGCTCCTCGCACCAATAGGGCTCGTCATCGACCCACCGCAGTGTCGGGTACTCGCCATCAACGAGCGCATGGGTATGGCCTTGGTGATCGACGTAGGTCCATTCTGGGTCGCGCTCGGGGTGCGGACCCATCGTCACGTCGACCTCATCGGTCTCGACGCGGAAGCTTCGCGTTCCCACCTTCGCAACGAACTTCGCCATCTCAGATTCCCCCTCTGAGTCGCTGATTGCAGTCCCCTGATCTTACCTGCCCCATAGGCACTTCCGGGGCACTCCACATCTCTCTCAAGGAGAGCAATGCCCCAACTCACAAACCTCGATGTCGAGTGGGTGTCGCTCGTCGACCGCGCAGCGGTTCGCGACCCCGTGAAGCAGACCGAACCAATGCGCTTTCTCGTCTGGAAGCGCGACACCACCACGTCTAAAGGAGACGAAATGAAATTCACCGATGAGCTTCTCAAGCAGCTTGGGGAGCCGGTAGAGAAGGAGGCCGCGCTCGAGGAGTTCGTCGAGAAGGCTGACGCAGGCGAGGATGTCGGCGGCGCCCTGAAGGCCGCTGCGCGAGTCCTGGCAGCTCACAAGGGCGATCTGCCCGAGGGTTCGCTGGCCGAGCTGTGCAAGGCCGTTGGCCTGGAGGTTCCGACCGAGAAGGCCGAGACCCCCGAGTTGAAGACGGCCGCCGAGCTGGTTGACCACCTGAAGAAGTCCGAGATCTCCGACGAGGTTGTCGCGGAGGTCGAGAAGGCTCTGGAGGAGGTCACGAAAAAGGCCGAGATCAACAAGGCCGATCTCCCCCAGCCGGTCCGTGAGGCCCTGGAGAAGGCCGAGAGCGAGGCCGCTGAGTCCCGCAGGGAGGCCGCTGAGGCCGCCAAGATCGCCAAGGCCGAGCGCGACGCCCGCCTGAACAAGGAATTCGTCGCCAAGGCAGAGGGCTTCAAGGGGCTGGCCGTCAACGCGGAGAAGTTCGGTCCGATCCTCAAGGCCGCCAACGAGAAGCTCTCCAAGGAGGAGTACGAGGCCCTCGAAACGGTCCTCAGGGCGGCCAACAACGGCATCGAAACCGGCGAGCTGTTCAAGGAGCAGGGCCGTGGCGGAGTGCCCGCCGCGGGCGATGCCGCCACCGACCTCCAGCGCAAGGCCGGGGAGCTGAAGAAGTCCGACTCCAAGCTCTCGCAGGCCGAGGCAGAAGACCAGGTTCTCAAGTCCGACCCCGACCTCCAGGCCCGTTACCTGGCGGAGATGCAGGGCCGCTAG